ATGGGCACGATCACATCACGTAAGCGCAAGGACAACTCGACGGCCTACACGGCGCAGATACGGATCAATCGGGATGGGCGCACAGTTTATCAGGAAAGCCAAACCTTCGACCGTAAGCAGGTCGCCCAGGCATGGATCAAGCGGCGTGAGACGGAGCTGGCCGAGCCTGGTGCAATCGAGCGAGCGAACCGCAAGGGCGTGACGATCAGAAAGATGATCGAGCAGTATTTGGACGAGTACGAAAAGATCCGGCCATTGGGTAAAACAAAGAACGCAACACTCAATGCGATCAAGGATACCTGGTTAGGTGATCTCGAGGACTCGGCGCTAACCAGTCAGAAGCTGGTGGAGTTCGCACAATGGCGGATGAGCAAAGAGGGCGGCGGCGTTCAGGCGCAGACGGTCGGCAACGATCTATCGCACCTCGGTGCGGTGCTGTCCGTTGCGCGGCCGGCTTGGGGTTATGAGGTGGATCCGTTGGCAATGCCCGACGCGCGCAAGGTGTTACGCAAACTCGGCATGGTGAGCAAGAGCAAGGAGCGTAATCGTCGGCCGACGCTCGAGGAGTTGGACAAGCTTATGGCGCACTTCTTTGAAATGCAGGAGCGTCGCAAAGCCCAGATCGACATGCCGAAGGTAATCGCCTTTGCGCTTTTCTCGACGCGCCGGCAGGAAGAGATAACCCGGATCCGGTGGGATGATCTCGACGAGTCTCGGCAGTCTGTCCTGGTGCGTGATATGAAAAACCCCGGGCAGAAGATCGGCAACGACGTTTGGTGTCATCTGCCAGACGAGGCTTGGGCAATTCTGCAGAGCATGCCAAAGGTTGAGCGGGAGATATTTCCTTACAACGCGAAGTCGGTATCGGCTTCATTCACGCGGGCATGCCCGCTGCTGGGAATTGAAGACTTGCATTTCCATGACCTCCGGCATGAAGGCGTGAGCCGGCTGTTTGAGATGGACTGGGACATCCCTAGGGTATCGAGCGTATCTGGCCATAGAGATTGGAACTCTCTAAGGCGCTACACTCATTTGAGAGGGCGAGGGGATAGATATCTCAATTGGGTTTGGCTACAGAAATGTTATTAGTAGAATCTGAAAAGATCTGTATTGAGAGTTTCATGGAGTTGAAATGAAAGAAAAGTTCGCGGTTGACTTGGGTCGCATTGGAAGGTCGTGGGGGCGTGATCTGGGTTGGGAGAAAATTAGCGAAAGAGACTGCCAGTTTTGGGCTAGTGCCCATCAATTGCTTAGTAGCTATGAATATAGAGTAAATGGTTGTATATATCTGGTCACAGCAGATCTCCATAGAATCCATGAATGGCATGTATGGTCGGATAAGTGTGGGCATTACTATGACAGCCCGGCTAGTTTCTCGGGGCAGGACACCTCTTTTCTAAACTCTGAGTCTGACTTGGTTTTAGAGATCGAGGTTGAGCTTGTTTCGGATGGAGGTACCGGGCAGCGGATGCATTTCCGGCGGTTTGTTGAGCAGTACATTTATGATGTGTTTTTTCTTGCAAATATAGCATTGCCAGGGTCATGTGAGTTTCTTAATGCGAGATTTATCGACCTCTATCATACTGATGAAGCGCATCGTCAAGAAAAAATGAACTTGTCAGCTTATAATTTCGAGCTATCACATCTTGATTTTATAAATGGTGAGGGGTTCGCTCCTGGAACCCTAGCGATAGAAGATGTTATCACGTGGTACAAGAGGCTTGGCTTGGGAGTTACCCAGGTTGGAGATTCCAAAGCAGCGCGGGCGATTTTTGCTCTCTTGCATGTTTGTAAATCAGATATGGATATCGCCAGTATAATTTGGATGTTTCACGCGTTTGAAGCCATCTACGTAACCAGGTTCGGAGAGTCGGTTACAGGATTGGTTTCAAGAATGATGGTCCTTCTTGATATTCCTATTGGCCAAAAGAAAGAGCTGACAAAAGCTTTGCGCAGTTTATATGATGCACGAAGTGCTTTTGTTCATGGTGGATATAGAGTTCATCATCCGTTGGATAGTGATCAGCTAGATCCTCGATTAAATGATTTGCGATCGAATACTTATGATTTGTGTCAGGTTGGTTTTAATCTGGTGGTTCTCTCTATCCAGAAGTTGATAGAGAAGGATTGGTTTGGTATGGAGGTTGTCGAGCAGGTGCAAGGGCTGCAGGAACCTGAACCTAACGGATGAGGACGTAAATATTTGGAACTCCTGACTTGTCGAAGTGCCAGGAGTTCCTATTAAGTTTAGGCTGCTCTCCCCATCAGTTTGTTCTGTTCTCTGGTTGCTTTTTCTCGCTGTCGATCAATGTAGTCGGCAAGGTCTTTCAGGTAAATTCCCAGAGCCGCTTTTTGGCTATCTGCGCCAAGGCGAACAACGGGGATATCAATCTCCCCATCCAGTCGCTTGCGTTTGAATTTTTCGACGGTTAAGTGCATATAGTCTGTGCACACCCGATCAAGTGGGATGACAGCTTGGCCATCGTACTGAGCCATGAGTAAAAACAACGTGTTCATGCTGCCTCCGTCATATCGAGTGGCTCCAAACTGTTATCACAAAGTCCGTATGCACTTGCGCAGGCTTTATCATCAGTAGTGATCATAAGATCGTACTGAATTCCGCCTCGGGCTGTCTTCGACCACTCGACGGCCTGGCGAATGCTGGCTATCTCCATCACTTCGATAGCGGTCATGCCCGCGATTGAACCTTTGGGGTGTTTAGCGTTGGAGCCTGCAAAGAAGGTGGCAGCGCCGCATTTACTGGCCTGCTGCACCGTGCGTTCCCAACGGTCAATTCGGTCGACTACCTCGGGGAACCGCACAGCAATCTGGCGTAATTCGTCCTTGCGGCAGTTGATGCACGGCATGCAGCCGACACGGCCCATGCCTTGGGAATACAGAGGGTTCGGCTTGATACCCATGTACCTATGTGCCTCGAACACGGCCGGGATATCCCATTTCAAGATCGGCCGGTAGTTGAATAAGCCGCCGCCAACCTCGTCGCATTCCGGTAGATAGCGTCGGTTTAGCGACTCATCCGCCCGAACGCCCTGCCAGCTGATTAGCATGTCCCCTTTGTCCATCATCGGCATGATGACTTGCTCAAGCATGGGGTCGCGTTTTAGCTCCATGGTGCAGAATTGGGCCTTACGGCTGGGGAATCGGCCCTTCCAAATGCATAGGTCTAGGAACGGGTTACCTGTAGGTACCAGCACGTCCAGCGCGGCCAGTACGACGGACTCAGCAATGCCCTGCTCACGCCATTTTGTTTCGATGAACAGTCGCTTACCTGCGATCTGCCGGGAAAAGTTAGCTTTGACCTTGGTAATCGTTACGCCCGTTGCTTGTTCGAGGTAGTCCAGGTACTGATACGTCTGGTCATGTTCGTTGCCGGTGTCAGCAAAGACGGCTTTCAGGTTCTGGGCTTCCAAGGCTATGGCAACAAGCAGGGTTGCGGTGCTGTCTTTGCCGCCGGATACGCTGATGATGTTATGGGTGTTCATCACGCCACCTGCTTGCGGCAGTCCGCAGCATTCGAAGCGTGCCTATACCCCAAGGCAGGCTGCGCGAGCGAGCGTTCCTGAGCGTTTAGCGTTGCATCAGCGAGCGCTGCCCCGCGCAGCTTTTCGTGGGGTATAAGTGCCTCGGCAGTGGCGCTGAAAGAGTCAATAATGCCTGCTGCTTCGCAGCAGAGACTCTTTGTTTCTAGTGTGTCGACGCTAATTTTGTTGCGGAGCAAAACGGTCGTGGATTTGATATCGTGCTGGTCCATTTGCATGCCGCTTTCCTCCGAAGTTTGAGTGCGCGTTGGTGCCTGCGCCGCTGATGGGGCGTTAGCCGAGTTCCAGTGGTTGCTGGATTGGGGACGGATCTCGCTCATGCGGCGTTCTCCTGTTCGGCTGGTTCCAGCAGAGCAGCCATTGCTAGCGCTTGGTCGCGGAGGGTGCGGGTGTCGCGTTCCAGCTTTTTGCCGGTTCGAAAGGCGCTGAACGTTTCAGATGCGATCCGGAGTTTCTCGGCGATTTCCAGTAGGGTCAGTCGTTCCTGTTCGCCAAGTTTTGAGGCAGCCAGGGCGCGCTCGTAGTGGGTGTACAGTTTCTTGCGTTGGTCGTGCGCCTGATCAAGGGTGTGCTGCAAGTTGCGAACTTCTTCCGCGCTATCAGCACTCTGGATCGCTTGGCCGTCTCGATACCCAACACAGCCGCCGACGTCGTAGCCCTCTGAATGTCCCTCGGCGCGGCCGCTGTTGAAGCCGTGCCGGTAGGCGAGCCAGTAAACGCCGGCGATCATGAGGACGATCGCTATCAGCGCGTAGATTTGAACTGCAGTCATGTGGTGTGCTCCTGGTGAAGTCTTTGACTGGTGGTGGCAGCCGTTCGGTTTTGTGGGTGTTACTCGTTGGTGTCATCCTGCTGTCGCTGCATGTCTTCGTCGGCTTTGTAGGCGCGGATGTCTATCAGTGAGGCGACGTGCCGGATGTGGACGTACTTCGGTGCCTTGCGGCTGGTGTCCAGCGTGGTGATAGGGAGCTGGATGCGGCCGTTGCTGATCTCGGCCACGAACGATTGCTCGTTGAGGTTGCGAAAGTACTGCTCGCGCACTTTGTCGAGTGGGATCAGGACGTCGCCGAAGATGCGGTAAAGCAGTTCGACGGTGGCTGCCTCCGGCGCCGGGTGTAGGCGTAGCGGGTTTTGTGCTGTATTACTCATGGCTTTGTTGGGCCTCCTTGCGTTGTGTTCTTGCCGGGTGGTTCCAAGCGTTCAGGCAGTGCCGTTTGGTCAGCTCGCGCAGATGTTCGGGCACTTCGAGGAGCGCAGCGTTGCGCTCCTCTCGTGTCCGCATGGCGATGATCTGGCGGGCGTATTCCCTAGGCCACGTCACGGTTGTCTGCCGGGATGGCAGGCAGGTCGATGCCCAGTTGATCGGCTAGCCAGCGGATGCCGGGTTGTTTTATCCGGGTCGACTGGCTGTACTGCATGCCGAGCTGGTCGTGGTACCACTGACCGTCCTTGATCCGCAGATAGGCGCGGTCACGGTTGGGGTAGGCCGGTAGGTTCCGATCGTTGAGCAGACCTTTTTCACGCATGCGTGCGATGAGCTTCGGTCGAGTCAGGCCGAGTTGGGTTGCGGCTTGGGCGAGATTGCGTTCCATGGCGCCCCCTTATGCCGCGTGCGCGGCTGGAGTGGCCGCTGCAGCAAGGTGGTTGATAGACTCGGTGACCTTGCCGTAGATCTCGACATCGCTGCCGTACACTGTGAAGCAACGGGTGTGCGGGCTTTTGTTACCGATGCTCAGGATGGTGGTGACACCTGATCGAGTGTGAGTGCGGTGGAGCGCGACAATTAGTGGATAGTCGAAGCCCATGTCGAGGTTCAGCACGCCGCCCGTGCGCACCAGCTCAAACACTCGCTGCTTGTCCGATACTTCAAAGCGGCCATATTCGCGGTTCGCATGGGGACGGTGCAGCAGGTCGCTGGTGTTACTCGCATCGAACGGGCCGTTGGCGATCTCTTCGATGAAGTCGGCCAGCTTGAGATGCATCTTCTTTTCGTTCGGCAGGGTCAGCGTGTGGCGTTCGCTGCCCAGCTCCACGACGAATGTGCTTTCCGAGATGCCACGTTCAGCCTTGAGGCGAAACGCCAAGCACTCGCGCCTAGGCGCTGTCCGAAGAACATGGTTGAAAGTCTCGGTCAGGTTGACCTGAGCATTGAGCAGCTGCAGGGTGCGGTTGTCGATTTTGTACTTGATCATGCTGCGTGCCCTCCACCGTTCGGATTGACTGGGGCAGGAGAAGTGCGTGCTGTCAGCTTCGGTTTGCTGATGGCGAACGCGCAGCCGTACTCGCGGGCTAGGCGCCGGATCTCAAAGATTTGGAAGGGGTTGGCAGCGGCCGGGTGGACGTGCAGGGTTGCTGTGGAGTGCATGGTGTTGCCTCGCTCTGTGGTGGAAGAGTGAGGCAAATATTAACCATAAAGGTTAACTGCGCAACAATAAATTAACCATTTTTCTACAGGCCTAGCTTGCTTTCGATATAGGTTTGGAGGATGCCGACACCGAGATCTGTTGCGTGCGAGCCGAGCCCGAGCAGAAATTTCTTGATTTTTTGTTTCGCTCCGAGCCTTTCTGGATCAGGTATACCGGGATCGGCTAGCTCATGGACTGCTGATTCCAGACTCGCTTTCGACTTACCACCAAACTGGCTAATCAGTTCGATGATTTTGAGGTCTTCAGTGCCGAGATATTGATTGCCGCGAATCTCTTGGGAAATTGCAATATTTGCAATATTTATTATTTGATTGCTTACGTTTGGTGGCGGGGCGATGTTGAAGCTGCTTTGAAGTCCCGTAGGCGTAGTGGTAATAAAAGAAGATATCGGGCTGCTGTTCAGTACTGAGGGGATTATTGTGTTGACTATATTTTCAATGAAAAGCTTTTCACTGGAATTTTGAGTTATATCTGCCAGTTCGGACTCCATGCGATGTCTGAGGGAAAGCAGTTTTATTTCACTTTCGTGCTTTATGTCTAGTTGAAGTCGTTTCGATTCTTTAGCGAATTTTGTAATGATGGATGTTGCTTCATTTGGATTTATTTCAGAGTTGCGCAGTAGTTCTTCCGCTGCGGCAATATCGGTGCTGCATAAGTCCATTAAAGAGGAGAAGTCTTTAAACTTATCCTGCATGCTGCTATCAGAATGCTCTTCTTCGCCGTGAAATTCGTATACTGTTCCGTTGTCAGTCGTTCGCTGATCAAGCCGTGTTTTTATCTTTGATACGCGACCTAAGTAGTCTTTGAACAGCTGAAGCAACTTTTCAGTTTGTTCTGACCAAATACGGCCATTAGGTATGTACATCCGAAATATCAGGTTTTTCTCTGTCTCTACTAGAAAATGTTCAGATAGAACATTCATTTCTGCCGTTCGGCTGAAAGGTGTAATGTCTATCTCCATCTCTTCTAGCCAATCCAGTACCGTTCGAGCGACAATTTTCGGTAAGCGAGAGTTAACCATATTTACGTTTGAGATGTTGACTCTGTTGAGTGTGTGCTCGTCGATGAAAACAATATGTCGTACTTTCGATATTCGGGAAAATAATTCTTGTTTAACCGAGTCGTAACGTTGGTCGTATAGGTTATGGAATGCGTTGTTGCTGATTTTTATCAAAACTGAATTTATTTCAAATAAATCGAAGTACTGAATGATCGACTCCCAGTTCTCCGGAGTTGACTCTAGAAGCTTTTTTTTGTATTGGCGTTTTGTGGTTGTTAGAAGGTTAAGTGCGCCTTCACCTCCAACTCTTCCAAGAAGTAGAACTAGCGGTTTTTCTGGGTTGAGCGAAAACTCTTGATAGTTATAATCGTCAAAAGGTGGTTCGTCTGGATAAAGGCCCGAAACCACTTCATCCTCTTCAAAGTCGAAGTTCAGATCGTTTTCGTCCATTGAGTCAATATTCCCTTCTTTGGTCAACTATAAGTCGGATATTTTCCATCTTGCTCTGCCGCAGATACTCCACTCTTCCGTCATTCGAATGATTCGCTCAGGCCAGTCAGGGTTGAGTGCATACAAGTACTGCTCGCCACCTTCTTGTTTTAGCTGTTTAAGAGTTGCAGCTTGATCTCTGCTTCTCTTCGCGGCTACAAAGTGCCCAGGTAACGCCTCAAGTGAAGGGTCGATTACTATCTTATCCCCCTGCATAAATTTTGGTTCCATGCTCATACCCTCTACTCGGAGTATGAACGCGCGGGGACCAACGGGGCCTGGTGCATCGATCCATTCCTCTGCGTCTCTAGGGTCAAAGCTGCCATGAGATTCGCACCAGCTTCCTGCGGCAATTGATCCTATAACTGGCAATTTACGTCCTGTATGGCTTAGCACTGTCGCGTTGTTGAATTCTCCTAGCCCGTAGGGCATGTCGAGATATCCATTGTGCAAATCGAGTGCTTTCTCTATCTCTCGAGCGATTTGATCGCCAATGCCTTTGGAGGGGTTTTTACCGCCAAAGGCGCTTACCTGGGCAGGAGCTTTGCCCAAGAGATCAGCGATATCAGTCAAGCGCAGCTTTTTCTCTGCCAAGACTCTTCGGAAATTTTGGAGCCGGGTATCTGAGATTTTCATGAGCCGATTCTGGCCGGATTAACCTAATGGGTGAATGTCCATCTTGGTATTGCAAAACTTAACCCTAATGGTTAAATTGAGGGTGAAGGAGGTACATTGAAATGAAACTGCGCGAATACATAAATCGTTTGAATCCGAATGAGCTGGCGTCTTACGCACAGCGCTGTCGGATAGCAGTCAGCTACCTGCGCCTTCACGTTAAATATGCGAGCAAGGATCCCAGTGTTTCTTTGATCAAATCTTTGGCGCGTGAGAGTGAGGGGCTTGTCTCGTTAAGTGAGGTCTTGGAGCATTTCGGAGTCACTGAGGACGCTACATCTAAAGCTGCATAGTCAGAAAAAAGGCGACCCAATGGCCGCCCTGTTCCTCCCGGCACGCACCACCACAGCGCTGTCGGGTCGCGATAGAGATAGACGGGCACACCACATGCAACCGTCTCTCTTTATCGCGCTTTTCCAAGGCTCGGAAGCCTTGGTGTTGCTGCCTCTTCCACCACAGATTAGGCAGCTGTTGCGCCAGGGGGGAGCAACGGATTGCTCGCCCCGGCACGGTGCCGGTGTCGATCCCGAAGATCTAGCCGGCGTTTGGGCCCTTTCAAGCCACGCGGCAAATGTATCACCACTGCATGTCGCGCGGCACTGGCAACTTACAAGGATTAATGCCATGAGCCGTATCGCTCTGAGTTCTGTTGAGCGGGCGCAGCGGGAAGTTTTGCCGCTCGATCTCGCGCTTTACCATGCCGCTCGGGACTACCCCGGCGGCGCCGCAGCCATCGCCGCCACCACCGGCCGGAATGCGACCACGCTGCAGCATAAGCTTTCTCCAACCCACCCTAGCCACACGGTGAATATTCAAGAGTTCGGCGAGATTCTGGAGCTGACCAAGGATCGCCGCATTCTTGATGCGGTGCATGCGCTGGTCGGTGACACGACTTGGCAAGAGCTGGCTGAGGCGTACACCAATGACATGCCCGAGACGTTGACCACCGGGATTGCCGAGTATTTCCGGCAGGTCGCGGATCTGGCGGATACCTGGGCCAAGAGCATTGGCGACGGGGTTGTGTCCGATGAGGAACTGGCGGCGATTCGCCTGCAGGTGTTCCGTGGGATTCAGGGGCTGTTGGGTTTGTTCAACCGCGCCACGTATGTCAACCAGACGACGCGGGGTGTTGATCGTGGCTGACATTGCTGACTTCGCTAATGACCTGGTGCAAGAGCGTATCGATCAGGCGCTCGCTGCACGCAACGCCGCTAAACCTGCATTGGCGGCGCATTCGTTTCTATTCTGTGAAAACTGCGACAGTCCAATCCCCGAGGGGCGGCGTTTAGCTGTTCCTGGCTGCACGCAGTGCGTGAGCTGTCAGGAGGTCGAGGAGATCATGGAGGCAATCCATGCTCGATGAAGTGTTGGGGCAATTCGCGGACTACGGCCTTGAGCCTGCGCAGCCGCTGGTGTTTGGCAAGCTTACCCGGTGTAAGACTTCGCAGGACAAGGGCAAGGAAAAGAATGGCTGGTATGTCGTCCATGAACAGCGCACGGAGAAAGGCGAGACGCTGATCTTCGGTGCGTACGGTGATTGGCGCTCGGGTGAGTCGCAGAAGATCAAGGTCAAGGCCGGGAGGATGTCGCCGGAAGAACGTGAGGTTATGCGCGCTCGGCAGGAAGAGGCGAAACGCCGTGCTGCCGAGATCTCGGCCAATGCTGCGCGTCGTGCGGCGAAACGCGCTGCCGGCATGTTCAAGCGTATGCCGGAGAAGGGTCGTAGCGACTATCTGGATCGTAAGCAGATTGTGGGGTTCGGGGTTCGATATGCGCCTCGTACCGGCGCGTTTCTGGTGCCGATGAGCAATGTTCGCGATGAGATCGTCGGCCTGCAGGTGGTGTTCCCGGGCATTCAAGAAGACACCGGGCGGGATAAATCCTTCTGGCCCTACGGCATGTCGAAGGAGGGCGCATTTCACCTGATCGGACCGCATCCAGATCCGGGTGAGCCGGTGCTGGTGTGTGAGGGATACGCTACCGGCGCAAGTCTGCATATGGCCACGTCACTGACTGTGGCCATTGCGTTTGATGCCGGGAACCTGTTGGTGGTTTGCAAGGCTATGCGCGAGCGGTTTGCCGGCTGTCCGCTGATCATCTGCCGCGACGATGATTGGAAGACCACGAAGCCCAATGGCGATGCCTGGAACCCCGGCGAAGAGAAGGCCAATAACGCGGCGCTGATCGTTGGTGGCCAGGTGGTTGCACCGATCTTTTCCGTTGAGCGGGGAGCCAAGTGGACCGACTTCAACGACCTGCATGTCGCGGAAGGTTTGGAAGCTGTGCGCCGTCAGGTGTTGGCGGTGGTCAAGCCGCCGGCTGCTGGTGGCTGGAAGGACATGCTGGCTCGAAGTGAAAGCGGTGCGCTGATTGCGCACATGCAGAACGTTGAGCTGATTCTGGCCAACGATGAGCGCTGGGCCGGGGTGATCAGTTACAGCGCTTTCAGCTCGAAGATCGTGAAACTGCGCGCTGCCCCGTATGGCGGCGGCACGGGCGATTGGGCGGATATCGATGATGTGCGGGTGATGAAGTGGCTCGCGCAGCAGTACAACTTGCGGGTCAAGGCCTCGCATGTGATCGAGGCGGTGAGTGTGGTTGCGCATGACCATGCGTTTCATCCGGTGCGGCAGTACCTGCGCAAGCTTGAATGGGACCGTGTGCCACGGCTGGAAAGCTGGCTCACGGATGTCATGGGAGTTAAGGCGACCGACTACTCGTCGAAGGTTGGCAAGCGCTGGATGTTGTCGGCCGTGGCGCGGGTGATGAAGCCGGGTTGCAAGGCTGACTCGGTGATGATTCTGGAAGGCGCGCAGGGCGCGGGTAAGTCGACGGCGATGAGTATTCTCGGCGGCGAGTGGTTTATGGATACGCCGTTCGCACTGGGTGACAAGGATGGCTTTCAGGCGATCCGGGGCAAGTGGATCGTCGAGCTGGGGGAGTTGGATAGCTTCAACAAGGCTGAGAGTACGAAGGCCAAGCAGTTCTTTTCGGCGTCTACTGACACTTATCGTGAGAGCTACGGCCGCAGAACGATGGATGTGCCACGCCAGTGCGTGTTTGTGGGTACGACAAACCAAGACGAGTATCTGAAGGACGCCACTGGTAACCGGCGTTATTGGCCAGTGGCGTGCACCAAGGTGGATCTGGAGCTGTTGCGCTCGATGCGCGAACAGCTTTGGGCTGAGGCCGTCTTCTGTTACGACGCGGGCGATCTGTGGTGGGTGACGCTGGATGAGGCCGCTATGTTCGGCGAGGAGCAGGATGAGCGCTTTGTCGTGGATGAGTGGGAAGGGCCGATTCTGACCTGGTTGGAAGAGTCGCAGATTGGCGAGACCACCACCGGGAGCGAAGTGCTGGCCAGCGCGCTGAAGCTGGATTATGGCCACTGGAGTAAGCCGGAACAGATGCGTGTCGGGGCGATCATGCATCGGTTGGGCTGGCGTCGTGTGCGCCTGCCGGCACTGGCCAAGAGCAAGCAGCGGCCTTGGGCTTACAAGAAGCCGGCAGGGTGGGGTGGCGCGTCGGCGCTGCAGCGGGAAGCGTTCGAGGAGCCTTGTTTTGATTAAGGAGATCGATTCGCTGCTTCGGCTGTGGGCTCAGGAGCTGCATTCCGAACACTCAAAAGGGGGGCTCGCCGGGGGGAATATGGTTGCGATGATGATGGAGAGTAATGGGCAACTTATCCGGGGGCGGCGTGCCTTTCGTGCGCCGCTGGAGAGTTCGCTGGATATTGAGCTGATCGTGACCAAGCATCTCGCGCCCGAGCTGGTGACGGTGGTTCGGGAGCATTACTGCACGCTCGACGTTGATATGCGCTTGCGGTACGCCCATTGCGGTTGTGGCCGCGACACGTATTACCAGCGCTTGCATGATGCGCATCTGCAAATCTTCGGCGTGATGATGGGGATGGCTGCGTGACCCCAGGCATTGCTCCCGCTGTTGTTGTCCCACTGGCCCGTCTTGTCCCGCTGCGTTTCGATGCAGTGGGACAGGTGCGGGCCTTGTCGTTGTTGGGCTGTCCCACCGTCCCGCCTGCGAGTGCCTCCCGCCCATGTGAGCGTAGCGGGCGAACAGTACGCGCTTACGCGCGAACGCGTGTTCTTTAAATTTCTTCCTTTACACGAGAAAGAAGAAAGATAAGTAGGACGGTGGGGCGAAGCCCCGAATTTAGGCGCTCTCAGGTGTCCTACTTCGATTCTGAACAGTGGGACATATGGGACACCGCCACAACAACAGAATGCCGTGGGGGTGTATTCGCCGACATTCGCTAGGCATTCCCCCGGTGTTACCCACTTATTCACCGGGTGGCATTAAAACAGGGTTGCTGCCACCGGAATCGACCTGTAAAAAGTAGTCATCTTCGATAGGTGCGACCGCAGAGAGCGGCAGGCACCACACCACTAAACCCGGCCATTGCGCCGGGTTTTTGCGTTTATGGGGTAGGCGATGACAAACGAGCAACAAGCACTGGCAGAGATGCCGATCTGGTTAGTGGTTGTCCTGGCGCTGGTCGGCGGGGTGTCTGGTGAGATGTGGCGGGCGGACAAGGATGGGGCGCGGGGCTGGGCGTTGTTGCGCCGGCTTGCGCTTCGGTCGGGTGCCTGCATTGTCTGCGGGGTGTCGGCGATGATGTTGATGATCGCAGCCGGCATGTCGCTCTGGACGGCGGGCGCCTTGGGTTGTTTGACGGCGATGGCCGGCGCGGATGTTGCCATCGGGTTGTACGAACGCTGGGCTGCCAAGCGGCTTGGTGTGTGCGATGTCCCGCCGAATGGTGGCGGGGCAGCCTGAAACCGCCGGGGCCCCTGGGGTTATTCGGAGGGTACGGGGTCGGAAACCCGCGGGAAACTGTTAGCCGCAGGTTCCTCAGCTTACTGAAATTTCAATCATTGAAATCTTGAAAGGATTCATTGAAATACGTTGAAAAAGGAGGGCTCATGACAGAACCAACCTACCTGTCGAAGAGTGCCTTCGCGGCCCGGCTCGGCAGGTCGCCGAGTTACATCACCTGGCTGAAAGATAACAACCGTTTGGTGCTTTCGCCCAACGGCAAACAGGTTGATGTGCATGCCACCGAAGCGCTGATTCGCGACACCGCAGACCCGAGCAAGGTCGCCGTCGCCGAACGACACCAGCAGGACCGGATTCAGCGTGACGTTTACAGCCAACTGTCCACTCAGAACGAGCCGACTTCCACGGCTGCGCCGCCGCAGGTTCTCACTGGCGATGGCAAGCAGCCCGATTTCCAAAAGGCCCGCGCCCTGCGTGAGCACAACATGGCCAAGCTGGCGGAGATTGAGCTGGGCAAAGCTCAGGGCTCACTGGTTGCCAAGGAAGCGGTCGAAATCGGCGCCTACAACGCCGGCCGCTTGCTGCGCGATCAGCTTTTCGGTCCGCTACCGCAGCTGTCCCATGACCTGGCGGCCATGACCGATCCTTGGCTGATCGAAAAACACCTGACTGCCACCTTCCGCCGAACGCTGGAAGAAGCCGAGCGCCTCTCTGCAGCGGACCTTGACCACGCCATGACAACGGACTGAACCCATGCACACGGAATTTCCTGACGGTGCTGAGGCGTACCGTGAGGCTTATTTCCGTGGACTGCGTCCCGATCCCGATCTCTGGATCGACGAATGGGCCGACGAGTACATGCGAATCCCGCGAGACACCGGTGCCCCTGAGCCCGGCCAGTACCGCACCTCACGGACACCTTATGCCCGCGAGCCAATGCGCTGCCTGTCGCCGGCTCACCCTTGCAGACGCGTGATCACCATGGTGGCCTCGCAGTTGATGAAAACCCAGATCGCCCTGAACTGGATGGGTGGACTGATCCACATGGCGCCCTCAAACATCCTGGCGCTGCTCCCCAGCCTTGGCCTGTCCAAGCGGGTTTCCGGGCGGATCAGCAAGACCATCAAGGCCACTCCCGTTCTGCGCGAGCGGGTCGCGGCCACCCGCTCGCGGGACGCACGCAACACGATGGACACCAAGGAATTCGAGGGCGGCTCGCTGTACGTCACCACCGCCGGTTCTGCGGCCAACCTTTCGGAGCTGTCGGCGCGTTATATCTACGGCGACGAAGTCGACCGCTGGGAGAATGACGTCGGCCAGGAGGGTGATCCCATCAAGCTGGCAGAGACGCGGGCGACCAACTTCGGTCGCAACGCCAAGATCTATTTCTCCAGCTCGCCGACGATCAAAGGCGCATCACGGATCGCCGATTTGTTCGAGTCCAGCGACCAGCGCTACTACTACGTTCCATGCCCAACCTGCGGTCATATGCAGGTGCTGGAATGGGAGCGACTGCACTACAGCAAGGATCTCAGCACTGTACATTACGAGTGCGCAGCACCTGAATGCGACGTGCTGATCGAGGAACACCACAAGAGCGACATGCTCGCCCGAGGCGAGTGGCGCGCCCATGCGGGTGGCGACGGTAAAACCGTTGGCTTTCATCTCAACGCGCTGTATTCGCCGACCGGCTGGATGGATTGGGCCGGCCTTGCAGAGGAGTTTGAAGACGCCAAGAAAGCTCAGGCCCAAGGCGACACGAGCCTGATGCAGGTGTTCTACAACACCCGTCTGGCCAAGGTCTGGGACAGCGCGCTCGAACAGACCAAGGCTGAAGTGCTGATCGCTCGGGCGCGGCTGGAGACCTACACCCTCGGCGCGATGCCGGCCGGTGTGCTGATGCTGACCGGCGCCGTCGACGTCCAGGCCAACCGCCTGGAACTGATGGTGATGGGCTTCGGCGTGGGCATGGAGCGCTGGGTGGTCGATCACCAGATCATCTGGGGCGACCCGGCAGACGAGCGCACCTGGGCTGTACTGGACGAGAAACTCAAGGCCCGTTACCGGCATCCCTGTGGTGTCGGTCTGGCGATTCTCGCCGTCGGCGTCGACTCTGGCGGTCACCACACCGATGAGGTCTACCAGTTCTGCCGCGTTCGCCGCTGGCGCAACATCTTCGCCATCAAGGGCGCGAGCAAGCCGGGCCGACCGGTGATTGCACAGCGCCCGTCCATGGTCGACGTGACGTGGAAGGGTCAGACCGAACGCAACGGTGCCGAGCTGTGGTTCGTCGGTACCGACACCGCCAAAGACTGGATCTACAACCGCTACCCGTTCCCGGACGGCCCCGGTTCGCTGCATTTTGCCAACGACCTGCCGGACGAGTTTTTCGCCCAGTGCGTCGCCGAGCGCAAAGTTGTGCGCTACGTGCGCGGCCACAAGCGCATCGAATGGGTGAAGGGCAAGGCTGAGCGCAACGAAGCGCTCGACCTGATGGTGTACTGCCTCGCTATGGCGCATTACCTGGGCATCAACCGTTACCAGGAACACGATTGGGACCGGGTGCGACAAGCCCTGGCCCAGTCCGGTTTGTTCGATGACGCCTTGAGCATCAAGCCTGTTCAGGGTGAGCGATTTGATGTTGAGCAAACGCCGGCACCCACTGCTGTACGCCAAGCCCAACCCGCACCACCACCCGCTGCACCGGTTACACAATCACGACCGGCAGCCCCCCCTCAACGCCGCAGCTCAGCCAGCGGCTACCTGAAGAGACGCTGATATGTCCTTTACGAAAAAGCACCTCGACGCGGTTGAGGCGGCCATTGCTCGCGGTGAAAAAACTGTGCGCTACACCGACCGTACCGTGGAATACCGCACGGTCGATGAACTGCTCAAGGCTCGCGAGGAAATACGCTCGTCGTTGGCAAGTGCAGCTGGGCCACGTTCGCGCGTGGTCCGGTTGTACCATGCCGGGAAGGGGGTCTGATGGCCCGACAGTTTCCAACGCTGACCCGTAACGGATTTGTCCTGCCGTCCAACATCAAAGCCAGCTACGAAGGCGCTGGGGAAGGGCGCCGCTCCACTGGCTGGGACGCTCCCGACAACGGGATCAACAGCATCAACACCCCGGCACTGCGCAACCTACGGTCGCGTTCACGTGCAGCAGTTCGCAATGACCCGTATGCCTTCAACGTCATCGACAAGCGCGTTAGCAACCTGATCGGCACGGGCATCACTCCCCGGCCTACGACTGATGACGATGCTTTGCGCAGACTGCTGCAGGAGCTGTGGGGAGATTGGGTCGATGAGGCGGATGCGGATGATCGCACCGACTTCTACGGCCAGCAGGCGCTGGTGGCGCGCACGGTGGAAACATCGGGTGAATGCTTTGTTCGCTTGCGTCCTCGCAGTCTGGACGAAGGCTTGGCGGTTCCGCTGCAGTTGCAGATCCTGGCGCCAGAGTTCGTACCACACGACAAATTCGAGAGCACCAAGAACGGCAACGTCATCCGCGCCGGTATCGAGTTCACCCCGGGCGGCAAGCGGGTGGCGTACTGGATGTACCTGTCGCATCCCCGCGATGCAGCCTCACTTAACGCCGGCTACAACCAGTTGGTCCGCGTGCCGGCGGCTCAGGTGCTGCACATTTTCGAACCGGTGGAGCCTGGTCAGTTGCGCGGTGTGCCGCGATTGTCGCCGGTGCTCAAACGCCTGCGCAGTCTGGACAACTACGACGACGCGGTGCTGTTCCGTCAGGAAGTGGCCAACCTGTTTGCCGGTTTCATCAAGCGTCCGGTACCGGAGTCGGGGCAGACGCCACGAGATCCAGTCACCGGCGCCTTGCTGGATATGGATCGCGACGGCTTCACCCCGATGGTCGCGCTCGAACCCGGCACCATGCAGGAACTGGGGGCAGGCGAGGAGGTTGAGTTCTCCAAACCGCCGGACGCGGGCAACAACTACCCGGACTTCATGCGTCAGCAGTTGATGGCTGCGGCAGCGGGATCGGGTACGCCTTACGAGATCCTCACCGGCGACATGCGGGGGATCAATGACCGAGCGCTGCGGGTGGTGCTCAACGAGTTTCGGCGCCGCCTGGAACAACTGCAATTCAGCGTGTACGTCCATCAACTTTGCCGTCCGGTGCGGGCCGCGTGGATGGATATGGCGGTGCTGTCGGGTGTTCTGATGCTGGACGATTACGCACAGAAGCGCCGCCAGTACCTGCGCACTCGCTGGGTACCGCAAGGCTGGGCCTATATCCAGCCGGTTCAGGACGTACAAGCACGAGCGATGGAGGTGAGAGCCGGTTTTTCGTCGCGCAGCGAGATGGTCCTGCGTACCGGCTACGACGCCGAAACGGTCGATCTGGAAAACGCCGCCGATCTGGCGCGGGCCGCAGCGCTGGGCCTCAACTACAACACCCTGGATGCCGTCGAAGACACCGACGACAAGGAGCAATCATGAGCAAGAGCGCGAAACCGCGTATTTACAACCGCGCCGGCAAACGAGTTGAGGTCAAGGACAAGACCTGGTACGCCGTTCATGCCAGCGGCGAGGCCGCTGAGCGAGTGATCGAGGTTTTCGTCTATGGCGAGATCGGCGCGTGGGGCATCACTGCCAACCAGTTCGTGCAGGATCTGCGCGCTATGGATGATGGTGTGTCACCGGTGATCGCCGCGTTCAACAGTATCGGCGGCGACCTGTTTGACGGTTTGGCCATGCACAACGCGCTGTCGCGTCTGGGCGAGCGTTGCATCGGACGAATCGATGCGCTTGCTGCCAGTGCCGCGAGTGTCGCCGTGTGCGGTGCACACCGCGTAGTCATCGCGGCGAACGCCATGTTGATGATTCACAACCCATACACCTATGCAGGCGGTGGCGCTGAGGACTTCCGCCGGGTCGCTGATGTATTGGATCAAACCTTGGAGGCGATCATCGCGGCCTATAAAGCCAAGGCGCCCGACATCGATGACGCCGAACTGCGGCGAATGGTTGATGCTGAAACTTGGCTGACTGCTAACGAAGCGGTGGCTCTTGGTCTTGCAGACGAAGTCGGAGACGGCATCAAGGTCAAAGCATGCCTCGGTCAAGGCGCTGTGTTGCAACGGTTCCAGCACGCTCCGGTTGAGTTGGTGGCGCAACTCGACGAACCACCTGAACTGGATCCTGAACTGGAACCTGTGGAGCCGCCTCTGGTGCCGCCCGTAGTCGACTCTGCCAAGTTGGCATTGATGATCACTCAGCGCTGCACGGCGGCGGGCATCAGCAACCTGATCGAGCCGCTGCTCAAGTCCACCCAGCTTGAAAGCGAGGAAATCGTTCTCGCCGGCCTGGCACGTGCCAAGGCGGTGAACGACCTCTGCGTGGCCGCACGTCTTCCGGAATTCAGCGCCGAATATGTCGCGGCCGGTCTGGATGCGGCGGCGGTGCGGGCACGTCTGTTCGACAAGATAGTCACCAGCGGTAAGGGCTTTGAGATCGACAACAGTCTGCCGCTGGCGGACGACCCGGCACCCAAGGTGCTGGCCAAACAACCTGACCCCAACTCGATTTGGGCTGCTCGCCAAGCGGCTCAAACTGGAACCGCGCGCGGCGCGAAAGGAGCATGAGCATGACCATCAAACGCGAACCGATGCACGCAGGTGAATTCCTGCTGTCCGAGGGCACCGGCACGATCTCGCGAGAAGCAATCAATGTCGCGGCGGGTCCGGCATTGTGGCCGGGACAAATTCTGGGGCTGGTGACCGCCTCCGGCGAATTCGCACCGTACAACCCAACGGCAGAGGACGGCACTGAAAACGCTGTCGCTATTCTCTACGGCCCGCTGGGCGAATCCGATGTGGTGCGTCGCGGTCGCGCCGTGGTGCGGTTGGCCGAGGTCAGTGAAGCGCATTTGACCGGCCTCGATCTGGCCGCCGAGAAAGCACTCGCCACCCATTACGTGATCGTCCGCTAAGTCGATCCTTTTTTTGTATGCATCCCGCCGCGTGCGGGATTTTTCGTTTCTGGAGAGTACCCATGGCCGATATCGCCATTTTTGACGACGAAGCGTTTACCGTTACCGCGCTGACCGCTGCACTCAATGACCAACCCTACCTGCCAGGGCGCATCAGCGCCTTGGGCCTGTTTCGCGAGGAAGGCATTACGACCCTGACCGTGCAGATCGAAAAGGACGGCGACACCCTGGCACTGGTGCCTGCTGGCGAGCGCGGTGGTTCCGGTCTGGTGGTTGCTGCCAGCAAGCGCACATTGATCCCGTTCAACACCGTGCATCTGCCGGAGCGCTTCACCATTAAGGCGGATGAGATTCAGGGCATTCGCGCCTTCGGTACTCGCACCGAACTGCAAGCGGTGCAGGATGTAGTCAATACGCGGCTGGCCAAGGCGCGTCGCCAGTTGGATGCCACTCATGAATTCCAGCGAATGGGCGCACTGAATGGCCAGATTCTCGACGCCGATGGCAAGACCGTATTGCTAAACCTCTATGACCGCTTCGGTGTGGAGCGTCAGACGCTGTCCATGGGCCTGGCGGATCCGAACACGAAGGTTCGAGTTAAATGTATCGAAGCGCTCGACATGCAAGAGGACGCGCTTGGTAGCGTGACAAGCACCGGCTCGCGGGCTTTCTGCGGTAAGAATTTCTGGAACAAACTCGTCGTTCACAAGTCGGTCGAGGAGACCTATCTCAACAGCCAACAAGCCGCGTCCTTGCGCGGTGACGCCCGGGAGAGCTTCGAACTCGGGGGCATCACTTGGGAACGCTACCGTGGCAAGGTCGCGGGGGTGTCTTTCGTCCACGACGATCAGGCGCTGCTGGTCCCCGAAGGTGTACCCGACTTGTACATCTCGGCGTTTGCGCCGGCCGACTACATGGAAACGGTCAATACCCAGGGTATTCCCTACTACAGCAAGATCGAGCCGATGCAGTTCGGGAAAGGCATGGCCGGTGAAGCTCAGTCCAACCCGCTGCACCTGTGCACCCGACCGCGCGCCCAGATCCTGCTGGAACTCTGACCATGGGCTTTCGCGATCTGATCGCCGACGTCGACGAGGTGGTGTTCGAAGCGCTGGGCGACACTGCGCGGATCGAAGGTCGCGAAGAGCCAGTGTTCGGCATGTTTGCCGCGCCCTGGCTGCAACCCAAGTTCGGCAAGCTCAACACCGGGTTGCGCGAGCCTCGCTTCGAGATCCGCGTCAGCGATTCGCAAGGTCTGGAACAGGGCATGCTGGTCAGCGTTGACCTGCCTGCCCTGGATGGCGGCGGTGACTACGACCTGATACAGCTCGAACCGAGCGGCGACGGACTGGTCGCCCTGATTCTGAGGTTGCGGCCATGAGCGTCGGCAGCTATTTCAAACCCTCGGCCGGGGGCGGGATGATCTCTATCCAGTCCTCGGCCGCAGATTTTCAGGCGTTCCAGGACTTTGCCAAGGTGGTGCCGAAAGCGGCCGCTGCGGCGCATCGACGCGCAATCAACAAGACGTTGGGCTGGTTGCGCACGCACATTGCCCGAGCCGTCAGCCGGTCAGAGCGCATTGCTGTTGCAGCGGTGCGTCAGCGGTTGCGCAGCTATCCGGTTTCCGGCGGTGCCGCGAGCGGCAAACTGTGGTTCGGGTTGAACGCCATCGAATCCAGCCGGATCGGCCGGGCGCGGCAGACCGGGAGCGGTGTGTCGGTGGCGGGGCGGCGTTACGAAGGTGCCTTTCTCAAGAAGGTCTACGGCAACAAGCCCGACATCTGGATTCGCACAGCCTCCAAGCATTTCAACGGGGACGACTACCCGGACAGCACGGTGTCCCCCGGTCGCGGGCCGAGTTCGGGTTGGGTCGCCGAAAACGGTAGTCGTTTCCCGTTGGCTAAGGCCAAGGTATCGCTGGAGCAAGCCCGGCCGCATTTCGACAGCTGGGTCAAAAAGGCAGATGAGCGTCTGCTGGAGATTCTCAAACAAGAACTCAACTTTGAGCTGCAGAAATACCTTAAGAGGATCGGCAATGTCTGAAGAACCGTTCAGCCTGGACCAGCTTTATAGGGCGGTAGAACAGCATCTGCGTACCCACTTGCCTGGCGTGCAGACCGTCACAGCCTGGCCAGACATTAAGGATCGCGTGTTGCTGCCAGCGGTGTTTATGGAGGTGGCCGAGATCGAGCCGGGTAAAGATATCGGCACCGGCGAAACCTCGCTGGTGTGCAAGTTCGAGGCTCGGATCATTGTTGACCCGATCAAGGCGCACCATCATCAACAGGCCGTGCAATTGGCGACGCAGTTGGCGGTGTTGCTGCGTTCGCAGACGTGGGGGTTGGTAGTTGAACCCGCCGAGTTTGTGCAATCGCTGCAGGACTGGACCCAGCCGCACCTGGATGGATACACGGTGTGGCTGGTGGAGTGGACTCAGCAGGTTTATCTCGGCCTTGAGGAATGGCCGTGGCCGGACGAACCGCCGGGGTCGTTGCTCATTGGATTCAACAACGACGCCAAAGAGGACTTTGTCCCTGCGGAGGATGTGTGAGCAGCTACGCGAGCGCCCAGCATGACCGCATGATCGCAGGGGCGGTAAAGGCTTGCTACGTGGTCGCGGTGGATCTGTCCGCTTCGCCGCCGGTATGTCGCGTGTCGGATGGCAGTGAATGGGTCAGCGCCTGGGTGCGGTGGCACAGCATCGCCGCCGGCAAGGCCAGGCACTGGCGGGCGCCGTCTTTGGGCGAGCAGGGCAGTTTGATCAGTCCCAGCGGTGACGTGTCACAAGGCACGTTTGTCCCGGGCTTGTATGGCAATGCCGGACCGCCGCCAGATAACCGCGACCACGTCGAGGTCTGGCGTTTTGATGATGGCGGCTCGCTGATCTACGACTGGCAGGCCAAGAGCTACAGCATCACCCTGCCCAGCGGCACGGTCACCATCAAAGTGGCCAGCACGGAAGCGGTCGTGACCGATGGCGCGGTGAACGTGACCACCGGCAACATCAATTTGAAAGCGGCGGTAATGATCGACGGCGCGCTACACGTTACCAAGGGCATCACCAGCGCCGGCGCGATCATTGACGCCACTGGCAACAGTAATCACCACACGCATTAATGCATTAACGACAGCCCGCCCAGTGCGGGCTTTTTCATGCCTGGAGAAATACATGGCCAAGATCGATACGACCGTCACCGAGGTGCAAGCGTCCTCGGAACCGGCAATTGCATCCTCAACGTTCTCATCGCCCGAATTCTTGAAATTCCGAGACAAGCTCTACACGTCGCGACTGTTGATCGTACCCAGCACTGACCGTTCCTATCCGGTCGACAAAGCGACAGTCGTGGTGCCGGCCTCCGACATCGAAGCGGTCAAGTTCCTGAAAGCCAGCGAAGAATACGAGCCGTTAAAGGAGTGACATCGATGATCGGAATGGATCGCCAGACCGGCCTACCCATATCCGGCATTGAGCACCTGCGGCAATCCATTGCCGACATCTTGAGCACGCCGCTGGGCAGTCGCCGGCACCGTATGGAATACGGCAGCAAGCTACGGCGGTTTGTCGATTTACCCATCAACGAAGGCTGGAAAAGCGCCGTACAGGCTGAGGTTGCCCGCGCTCTGGGGCGATGGGAGCCGCGTTTGAAGTTGGATCAGGTGCGCGTCATTTCCGTCATTGGCGGGCAAATCAATTTGCAAATCGTCGGGAAGTACCTGGGCGACAGCGTCACGTTGGAGGTGGCTGCATGAGTACCGTAGATCTGTCGTCGCTGCCGGCGCCGACTGTGCTGGAGCCTCTGGACTTCGAAGAGGTTTATCAGGACGGGCTGAGCGTGTTTCGCGGGTACATGGGCGGTAACTGGACAGCCGCGCTGGAAAGCGATCCCGTGGTCAAAGTGCTTGAGGTTGGGGCCTACAACAAGGTCGGCAACCGCGCCCGGGTCAATGATGCCGGCAAGGCGCTATTGCTGGCGCACGCCATTCGCGGCGACCTCGATCACTTGGGGGCCAACGTCAATCTGCAGCGCCTGGTCATTCAGGTCGAGGATTTGCTGGCAGTGCCGCCGGTGCCCAAGGTCATGGAAGACGACGACCCGTTTCGCGAACGCATCCAGTTGGCCTATGAGGGTTTGACCACGGCCGGCCCGCGCAACAGCTACATCCTGCATGCGCGTAACGCTTCTGGGCTGGTGGCAGACGCCACGGCCGAAAGCCCGGCGCCTTGCTACGTTACGGTAACGGTGCTGGGGTTTGATGGGGAGGGTGAAGCGCCGCCGGAGCTGCTGGCGACGGTGGCCGCTGCGCTGAATGACGATGACGTGCGCCCGGTCGGTGATCGTGTGACCGTGCAGAGCGCGGAGGTGATCCGCTACGAGATTGACGCCATCTTGCACATGGCCGGTGCCGGCCCCGAAGCAGATGCCAGTTTGGCCGAGGCGAAAAGTCGATTGGCAGCCTGGATCAATCCACGCAAGCGGCTGGGCGTTGAGGTCGCCCGCTCCGCTGTTGACGCTCAGTTGCACGTTGCCGGCGTTGCCCGGGTTGAGTTGGTCGGGTGGCAGGATCTGGCCCCGACCAAGGCGCAGGCGGCGTTCTGTACACGCTACAACGTGAGGCTGGCGGGCTGACATGAAAAGTCTACTGCCGCTCAACAGCACGCAACTGGAACGGGCCATGGAGGCCGCGCTCTTCGAAAAGACGATTGTCCCACTGCGCGACCTCTACAACCCCGACACCTGCCCGGTGCATCTGCTGCCGCATCTGGCGTGGGCGTGGTCGGTCGATCGCTGGGACTACCGATGGTCTGAGGCGACCAAGCGCTCGGCCATCAAGGCGTCTTTCTACATCCACAAGCACAAGGGCACGATCGGCGCGATACGTCGCGTGGTGGAGCCGCTGGGCTATCTGATTGAGATTGTCGAGTGGTTCAAGACCGTGCCCGAGGGCGTGCCGGGCACCTTCGCGCTGAAGATTGGCGTTCTCGATACCGGTATCACCGAGGAAATGTATCAGGAGCTTGAACGCCTGATTGACGACGCCAAGCCCGTCACCCGGCACATGACCGGGCTGGCGATCAGCCTGGAAACACAGGGCAATTTGAATGTGGGTGTGACGCTCTACGACGGCGATGAACTCGACATATTCCCGCCGGAAATGCAGGACATCGAGATAACCGGCAGCTTCGGCGTGGTCGGCCGTGAACACTCCATAGACATCATGGACATTTATTAAATGATTGATGCGAACTCAAAGTTTTTCGCGATCCTGACGGACGTGGGGGCGGCCAAGCTGGCGAATGCCAATGTGCTGGGCGTGCCCTGGAGCATCACGGAAATGGGCTTGGGCGATGCCAACGAAACCGATCCGCAGCCCAATGCCAAGCAAACCAAACTGATCAACGAATGGCGCCGCCGGCCGCTGAATCAGTTGCGCATCGATCCGGTCAACCCGGCGGTGATCATTGCCGAGCAAGTCATTCCGGCCGACGAGGGCGGGCGCTGGATTCGTGAGGTCGGGCTGTACGACGCTGACGGTGATCTGGTGGCGGTGGCCAACTGTGCGCCGAGTTTCAAGCCGGTGCTGTCACAGGGATCGGGTCGTACGCAAGTGGTGCGGATGAACCTGATCGTTTCCAGCACGGCGCAAATCAGCCTCAAGATCGACCCGTCGGTGGTACTGGCGACGCGTGAGTATGTTGATTCGCGCATTCTGGAAGAGCTGAGCAAGCTCGACATCAAGCAGTCAGTGCGCGCGGCGACGACGGCCAATATCGTCCTGGTCGGTTTGCAGGTCGTGGACGGTGTTTCGCTGAATGCCGGCGATCGCGTGCTGGTGAAGAATCAGGCGGCCTCCAAGGATAACGGCCCGTATGTGGTGGCTGTGGGTGCCTGGGCGCGGGCCAAGGATGCCGACAATAACGCGAAGGTCACGCCGAATCTGACGGTAGCGGTCGAGGTGGGTGCGACGCAGGCCGACACGATCTGGCAACTGGTGACCGATGGCCCGATTGTCGTGGGCACCACGGCGCTCACGTTCAAGGACATTACAGACGGCTTTGCCCGGCTGCTGTCGCCAAGCTTTGCCGGCAATCCCACGGCCCCGACGCCGGCGCAATTCGACGGCAGCAAGTCGATCGCTACGGCGGAGTTTGTAAAGCGTAGTGGTGTCGAGTTCTCGGGCTTCTCCACGAACGCTGCAAACTTGGCTTTGACGGCCGCGCACGTCGGTGGCCTTCACAGCTTTTCCGCTGCTGCGCAGCTTCAGGCCACTTTGCCGCCGACGGCAGGTGTCGCGCAGGCTGCAACCATTACGCTTGTTTGTGCCGGCACTGGCGGTCTTAAAATCGTTCCGGCCGGTGCTGACGTGGTGTACACCTCGACCGGCGTGGCCGGCCCGCTGGTGTTGGCGCTGGGCGACACGGCTGAGTTCATCCGCCTGCAAGACCAGTGGCGGCTGATCGGTGGCACGGCGGCGCTGCGCTTTGCTGGAACGCTGAGTGGTCCCTATTACGTCACGCAGCCGCAGTTCGATAGCGGCAAGTCGCCGGCTACGACGGAATTCGTAAAGCGAATGGGCGTCGAGTGGTCGAACTTCAATGCAATATCCGTCAGTACCGTGCTAAGTGTTGCAAGCGTCGGCGGCGCGGTCAGCGCTGCGTCTTCAACACCCATCAGCCTTACCCTTCCGCCTACTGGGCTTGTGGTGCAGGGTGCAATGATAATGGTGCTGAGTGCAGGCTCTGGCGCGGTCACTCTGCAGCTATCAGGTGGCGACCTATTAACGAATGTGAGTGGTGTGTCCGTGTCTGTTGTTCTCGGGCAGGGCGATACAGCGCTGCTGACCAGAGTCTCCAATGAGTGGCGTCTGATCGACGGAACGGTAGCGTTGCGACACTCAGCAGCATTCGCTTCGAGCCTGTTATCGGGTAACGGCTGGGCAAAGCGTCCCGATGGTCTTATCGAGCAATGGGGTTCAGGCGTTACGGACGCGAACGGGTACGTTTACATTACCTACCCTATCCCGTTCCCCGGTGCGGTGCGCAATGTTATGCCAGCGCACTTTGGTTCGTCGGCCTTGATGCACGCGGTCATGGATACCAACTACACGCTGACCGGTTGCAGGCTTCGCGTGCAAAATGCGACGGGCGCTGCGTCGGCTGGGTGGTATGTTCTTTGGCGAGCTTTGGGGAATTGAACATGGACAAAATTGTATATTTCAGCCCGTCCATGTGTGGGGCTTATCGCCCTGAGATCCATGGTGCGGACATGCCGGCGGACGTGGTCGAGGTCTCGGAAAGCGTTTGGCAATCGCTGCTCAATGAGCTGTCGACCAGTCCAAAAATGATGTCGTCACGGTCCAACGGTCAGCCGGTGTTGATTGATCCGCCGGCACTGGATGCCGAGGCGCTGACCGCTATTGAGCGCGCTTGGCGTGATGGGCAATTGGCGCTGACGGATCCGCTGGTTTCTCGACACCGCGACGAGATCGAGGAGGGGGGCGAAACCTCGCTCACGGCCGACCAGTACGCGGAGTTGCAGGCGTACCGCCGGCAGTTGCGCGATTGGCCGCAAGGGGATCAATTCCCCCTCGCTGAACACCGGCCGCCGGCGCCGACCTGGTTGTCAGCACAACCCAACTAAACGCCCCGCACTGACGGGGCGTTTTCTTTTCCGTTACGCGTAACACGAACACCCTCACAGCCTCGCTTATGCGGGGCTTTTTCGTTTCTGGAGACTGACCCTTATGAGTTTTTTCCACGGCGTCACGACCACGTCGGTCGACACTGGTGCGCGCACCATCTCGCTGCCGTCTTCGTCGATCATCGGTCTGTGTGCCACCTTCACCCCGGGCGTTCTCGGCGGCGGCACGGCGAAAGCCGGCGAACTGAAGTTAATCACCACCGAGCGCGAAGCCATTGCCGCCTTCGGCGCCGATTCGGCAATCACCAAGGCGTGTAAGGCGATCTACGTCAAAGCCAAGGCGGTGATCGTCGCCATCGGCGTACCCAAGCTGGAAGACGCGGCGCTGCAAACCTCGGCGATCATTGGCGGTGAACTGGTCTCGGGTCAGCGTACCGGCCTGCAGGCGCTGCTCGACGGTAAAAGCCTGTTCAATGCTCAGCCGCGGTTGTTGATCGCCCCGGGCCACACCGCGACTCAGGCGGTGGCTACGGCCATCGACAGCGTGGCGCAGAAGCTGCGCGCCATCGGCATCATCGACGGTCCTGGTACGACCGACGAGGCCGCTATTGCCTACGCCGAGAACTTCGGCAGTCGCAACCTGTTCATGGTCGACCCGGGCGTCAAGTATTGGGACACCGGCACCAGTTCGACGGTCGACGCTCCCGGCTCGGCTTGGGCAGCAGGCCTGTTTGCCTGGACGGATGCTGAATACGGTTTCTGGGCCTCGCCATCGAACAAGGAATTGACCGGCATCACCGGCACCGGCCGCGCGGTCGAGTACCTGGACGGCGACGAGACGTGCCGGGCCAACCTGCTCAACAACGCCAATATCACCACCATCATTCGCGATGACGGTTATCGCCTGTGGGGCAACCGCACGCTGTCGAGCGATCCGAAGTGGGCCTTCGTTACCCGCGTTCGCACGCTGTTCATCCTCATGGATGCGGTGCAGGCGGGGCACAAGTGGGCGGTCGACCGTTCGATCACCAAGACCTACGTGACCGATGTCACCAACGGTCTGGATGCGTTCATGCGTGACCTGAAAGCTCAGGGCGCAATCATCAACTTTGAAGTGTTCGCCGACACCGAACTGAACACGGCCAGCCAGATCGCCGAGGGCAAGGTGTATTGGCGCATCCGTTTCACCGACGTGCCGCCGGCAGAGAACCCGAATTTCCTTTTCGAAGTCACCGATCAGTGGATGACCGAAGTGCTTGAAGCAGCCTAAGGGGGCGTAACCAATGATTCCTCAGACTTTGTACAACACCAACCTGTTCGTCGACGGCGTCAATTTTGCCGGCGAAGTGCCGAGCATGACGCTGCCCAAGCTGACCACCAAGACTGACGAGTATCGCGGGGGCGGCATGGCCGGCCCTGTCGATATGGATCAGGGGCTGGAAAAAATGGAAGCATCCTTTGTCACGAAGGGCGTGCGCCGTGAGTCGCTGAAGCATTTCGGTCTGGCCGATGGCACGGCGTTCAATGCCACGTTCCGTGGCGCCTTCAAGGGGCTGAAGGGCGCCGTTACGGCGGTGGTCGCCACTTTGCGCGGCCGGCTCAAAGAGGTCGACATGGGCGACTGGAAAGCCGGCGACGCCGCCGAGATCAAACACGCTATCGCGGTCACCTACTACAAGCTCGAAATCGACGGGCGCCTGATGTACGAGATCGACATGGTCGCCGGCATCCAGGTGATCGACGGCAAAGACCAACTGCTCGAAGTGCGCAACGCGCTCGGCCTGTAAGGAATAGATCCAGATGACTCAAGTAATCGCTAAAAACCTGCCGGCCTGGCTGTCGCTCAGTGCAATCGGTGCCGTCGTAACCCTGACCCGCCCAAGCCAAGCCAATAGCGTCGACGTCGAGACGTTGAACCTGCGTAACCCGACCGTGCGTGAAGTGCGTGCGGCCGATCGTGCTGCCAACGGCGATGATGAGCAGCGCGAACTGATGCTGTTCGCCGGTCTCGCCGAAGTCGGACTGAAGGATCTGGAAGGCCTCAAGCTGACGGATTATCGCCGCGTGCAAACGGCGTATTCGCACCTGGTACCGAAAACCGATTATTCGGACTCGATGCCGGCGTGGTTGTCGCTGACCACCGATCAGGTGCTGGTGACGCTGTCGTGTCCGAGTGAAATCAATGGCGTGACCGTCGACAAGCTGGCCTTGCGTTCGCCGACCGTGGGCGACGTGCGGGCGGCCAACCGGAAAGTGGGTGGCGATGATGAGCAGCGCGAGCTGGTGTTGTTTGCTGCATTGTCCGGTGCGAGTGTGGCGGATCTGGAGGGGCTGAAGCTGGTGGATTTTAACCGCTTGCAGGCCGGCTATTTTCGCATGGACAACGACGACGGGCTTTAACCCCAGCGTTATCAAGTCGGCGGCGAAACGTCTGGCGGCGGAAACCGGATTTTCCGCCGCTGAGATCCAGTCGATGCCGTTCGCGGATATGGTGTGGTGGCTCACGGATTGAGCCGCTTTGGGTAGTGCTGGGCACGTGGGGGCCATCACATGGCAAACAAAATCGCCCTCGGGCTGGTGATCGGCGGCGCCGTCAGTTCGACGGTCGGCGCCGCGTTCAAGGATGTGACCGGGCGCATCAAGCGCCTCGAGGCAGAAGGCAACAAAGCGCGTGTGCTGCAGCGCACGATTGGCGACACCATCCGCCTGCGCGAAGAATGGAAGAAGGCTCACGACACCGGCGCGGCCGGTGCGTCCAAATTACTCAACCGTTTGAACTCGAACCTCGACAGCTTGAAAAAGCAGGGGATCGAGGTCGGTCGACTGGAAAAAGCCTATCGCTCGATGGGGCAGACGGCCAACAAAGCCGAGCTGAAAGCCAAGGGTCATCAGCAGATTGATTCTGGCGTAAAGGGCATGAAGGGCGCTGTCGGTGCTGCGGTTGTGGGTGTCGGTGCCATGGCGGTGCCGGCCAAGGTCAGCGCTGATTTTGGCGCCATTGTCCGTGACATCGCGATCAAGGCCGGCATTGCCAACAAGCCGCAAGAGCAGGAGATGTCGCGCAAGATCATCGACACGTCACGCGATACCGGCATGGCGCGCAACGATGTGGCCGACGTGGTCAATCAGTTGGTCGGCGCCGGTATGGACTTGAGCAAGGCGCTGGAATACGCGCCTGTCGCGGCCAAGTTTGTCGTGGGGCAGGGATCCAGCGGCGTCGACACGGCGAAGATGATCAACGCCCTAGGGCAGAACGCCAAGATCACCGACCCCAAGCAGATGCAGCAGGCGCTGGAAGCGATCGCCTACCAAGGTCAGGCGGGCAGCTTTGAAGCGGCTGACATGGCCAAGTGGTTCCCGGAACTGCTGGCCAACATGGCCAGCAACGGCATCACCGGCTTGGATGCGGTGACCCAACTGGGTGCCATGCTGCAGGTGCAGATGAAACAGGCCGGCAGTTCGGACGAAGCGGCCAACAACCTGAAAAACTGGATGGGCAAAATCGGCTCGACCGACACGGTCAAGGCCTACGAAAAAGCCGGTATTGATTACAAGGGGTCGATGCAGACTGGTTTGCAAAACGGCATGTCGACGCTCGAAACCAGTATGGCGCTGGCTCAGAAATACATTCAGGCGACCGATCCGAAGCGTGCGGCGGCCATGGCCGAAGCCACGTCAAAAATCAGCAAGGAAGCCGACCCGGAGAAGGCCAAGGCCATGATGGCCTCGCTGGAAGAATCCCTGCGCACCGGCGACCTGTTCGCCGACATGCAGGTCAAGGCCGCACTGTCGGCCTACATGCAGAACAAGGCGCTGTACAGCCAGCTCAAAAACGATTCGCGTGACGCGACCGGGATCCTCGACAAGAACCTCGCCGAGCGGCGCGAGTCGTCATCGCAGAAATGGGCGGAAATGGCCCAGTCGATGGATGACGCCATGCGCAGCATCGGTGATGCGCTGCGCCCGGTGACGGACACCGTGGCCGAGTCGTTGACCAAGGTTACTAAAGGCATTACGTCGCTGACTGATAGCGCGCCCGGGGTAGTTGCCGGTATCGCCACGGTCGGGGCGGGGCTGATCGCCTTGAAGGTTATCTTCAGCACGATCAAGATCGGCAAGGGGCTGCTAAACCTTGCGCGTGGGTCGCGCGGTGGCAGTAATGGGAGCGAAGCCCCAAATAAAAACCCCGGAGAACTTGATCTGGTAGCGACTGGCCTGGATGTTGTTTCACGGGTGAAAGACGCGGCAACAGGCGGTGGCCTTGGTACTGAAAATGGTGCAGGTAACGACGGCGTCAAGAAGGTTTTCGTCGTCAATGCCGGCGCTATGGGGGGCGGTGTGGATGCGTCGGGCGAATCGCGCCGACGTGGACGTGGGTCAAGGCGCAGCGCTCGGCGCCGGTCGTTGCCGAGTTCGAGAGGTCCTCGCCCATCTGTGCCTCGTCCACCTGTTCCGGTTTCACGTCCATCTGTTCCGGTTTCACGGCCACCCGTTCCGGCTTCGCGTCCCCCTGTTTCGATCCCGTCGCCATCAGTCCCTTCCGTTCCAAGTGGGGCATTGTCCAAGCTTGGCGTCGTCGTAGAAACCGTCGGTAAGGTCAGCAAGGCGGCCAAGGTCATTCCTGGCGGCACGCTGCTGGAGTCCGGCGCGATGGCGCTTGAAACCTTTCAAAACGCCAAGACCAAGGACGAAAAAGCCGAAGGTTACGGTTCGGCTGCCGGCAACCTGGCCGGCACCATGGCCGGTGCAGCAGCAGGCGCCGCCATTGGTTCGGTTGTGCCGATCATCGGCACCGCGATCGGCGGCATGATCGGTGCTTACCTGGGCAGTCAGGGCGGTGCGGCGCTGGGCGGGTCGTTGGGTAAGTCGCTGTTCGGCGGTGAGGATGAAAAGCCCGAGCAAACGGCAAAGGCGCCGGTGCCGACCACGCCGCTCATGATGGCGTCAGCGGGCCAGCAAGGCCCGGTGCTGGGGGATGTCGCGCGCTCGATGGCGGTGACCGCGCCGCTCAAGTCGGCGGCGATGGCCATCCAGCCCAAGGAGGCGGCGAAGCCGGAGCCGGCCAAGGTGGATCAGCAGTTTCAGTATTCACTGAACATGCCGGTGACCGTGCAGGGCGATGTCAAAGACCCGCAAACCTTGGCGCAGGATCTGATGCCGCACATGCAGCGAATGATGGCGGACGCGGCGAGGAGTAACGCCGCCAAGCTGTACGACGAACCCCATGTCTAAGGAGGTTTCATGGCTTACATGGAGCAGATGCAATCAAGTCTGAAGTATCTGGTGGATGCAGCGGAAACCGGGCGGCGTAGCGCGGATGGCATGCTGTCCCCGGTCAATGGCGCGATCCGCGAACTGACCGGCGCCGCGTCCGAGCTGGAAAACATCCCGTTCGTCGGGCCGGCCATCGGCGCCAAGCTTCAGCGGGTGATGCGCGGCGTCGACGCGGCTCAGGCCAAGGTCGGTCAGGTGGCGGCGGTGTACGGCCGCGCCACCCGGGCGGCGGCCGAAGTGCAGGAGCGGCTGGGCACATTGAAGGAACAGGCGGGCAAGGCGGCCACGGCGATCAACAACGTTGCCGGCAAGGTCAGTCCGTCGCTGGCCAACATCGTGCCCACCAGTTCCTTTGCCGTGGAGGCCACGCCAGCGCCGGAGGCGGTGAAGCCGTTCCCGCATCTGATGATCATTCAGCCGCGCGACCCGAAGATTGAGCCGTATTACTTCAACCTGGACACCGCAGCTTTCGACGAGCTAAGCCGTTCGACCGAATTCCGCTGGGCTTCGCAGGAGCGGCTGACGCGCCGCCCGGCGAAGCAGGCCATCGGTATGGGCGATGAAAAGTTGACGCTCAAGGGCACGATCTATCCGGGCTTCAAAGGCGGTTTAAAGCAGCTCGACACGCTGCGTTCCATCGGGGCCAGGCTGCAACCGCTGACCCTGACCATGGGTTATGGCGAGGTGATCGGGACGTGGTGCTTGAAGACTATCAACGATGAACGGGGCGCGTTTTTGCACGGCGGGATTGCCCGCAAACAGGGTTTTACTTTGGAGTTTGAGCGTTATGGCGACGATATGCAGGACGTCTGACGGCGACATGCTCGATGTCATTTGCAACAACGTTTACGGCCATCTGAATGGCAGCGTCGAGGCCGTGCTCGATGCCAATCAGGGGCTGGCCGATGAGCTTCAGCCGTTCCGGTTGGGCGTGATCATCGTCCTGCCGGATCTGCCCAGCCCGACCAATGAAGGCGTCAGCTTGTGGGATTGACCCGGGAGAGGCCTTCGCCGGCGACGCGTCGCGTTACGCGTAACGACACCTTGTTTTCTGGCCCGCCTTGTGCGGGTTTTTTATTGGAAAAAACCATGACTCCGATGTTTCGCATTGTCGCCGATGGGGCCGACGTCACGGCCAAGATCAACGATCGGCTGTTGTTGCTGCGCACCTCTGACAAGCCGGGCATGGAGTCCGACGAGTTTGAGTTGCGTATCGACGACCGTGATGGGCAAGTGCAATTGCCACGGCGTGGCAGCTCAATCGAGATCTACCTGGGCTATGCCGAAACGACCTTGACGCGTATGGGCAGTTACACCGTCGACACGGTCGAGGTGTCAGGCCCGCCGGACACGATCGTGATCAAGGGCAAGGCCAGCGACGTGCGTGGCAGTGGCAAAACCATCCGTAGCGGAAGCTGGGAAGGCGTGCCGTTGTCGAAGATCGTGGCTGACGTGGCCGCGCGCAATGGCTGGACGCCGGTGTGTCCGGTGTCGACCAAGGTCGCCCGGGTCGACCAGCTCAACGAGTCCGATTTTAATTTCATCACCCGGCTGGCCAAGCAATACGACTGCACGGCCAAGGTGGCCGACGGCAAGCTGTTGGTGATGCCGCGCCAAGGTGGCCAGACGGCCAGCGGTAAGGCATTTGGCGCTATCACGCTGACCCGCAGTGACCTCAGCCGCTGGCAATTCAGTCTCGGCGATCGCAACTCACACAAGACGGTTGCGACCAAGCATCAGGACAAAAAGAACGGCAAGCTCGCGGTGGTCACCATCGACAACGACGACGCGCCGGATGGCCTGCCGGCAGTGCATACCGACCGTCATATCTACCCAGACAAGGGCGCTGCTGAAGCGGCGGCCAAGGCCCGTCTGTCGGCGTTCAACCGCTCGACCGCCGATGTGCGGCTTGAAATGCCCGGTCGAACGGACATCTTCGCCGAGCGTCCCATCATCGCTCAGGGTTTCAAGGTCGGGCTTGATGGTGAATACCTGGCGGATTCGGTCGAGCAGGTGTTCACCCAGTCCGGCTGGTCGACCACCGTCGAATGCAATGCCGGCAAAGCTGGTAAATCCAAGGGCAAGAAAAAGAAAGAGGCTAAGCCACCGCTCAAGGTGGTGAACATCGAGAAACAGTAACCGCATCCCATCGCCGCCTGAGTGCGGTTTTTTTATGTCTGGAGTTTGTAATGTCCATCACTGATCAACAACTGCAAAGCATCATGCCCAACGCCCGCCGACAAGCGGGCGTTTTTGTATCCGCCCTCAACGCAGCCATGGCCCATCGACAGATCAACACGCCGAAACGCCAAGCCGCGTTCCTGGCCCAGATCGGTCACGAGTCGGGTCAGTTGCAGTACGTCCGCGAAATGGGCGGCGACCAATACCTGAGCAAATACGACACCGGCAACCTGGCTGCGAAACTGGGCAACACGCCGACAGCGGATGGCGATGGCCAGCGCTATCGCGGTCGCGGCCTGATCCAAGTGACCGGCCACGACAACTACCTACGCTGCAGCTTGGCGCTGTTCGGTGATGAGCGATTGCTGCGCACGCCTGAATTGCTGGAGCTGCCGCAGTGGGCCGCCGAGTCGGCTGCATGGTTCTGGTCAGTGAATGGGTTGAACGCGCTGGCCGATCAAAATGAATTCAACACGATCACCCGCAGGATCAATGGAGGTCTCAATGGCCTGCAGGATCGGCTGGAGTTGTGGGGGCGGGCGAGGGCGGTGCTATGCGTCTCGGCGAACTGATACCGGCGCCGTATCGGCTGCTGGCGAGAGGCGTGCTGCTGGCCGTCTTGGTCGGTGGTTCTGTGGCCACTACCTGGCAAGTACAGGATTGGCGCTACGGCAAACAGCTCGCAGAGCAGGCCCAACTCCACACCGAAACCCTCAACCAACTGAATCTGGCCTCGGCCGCGCAACAGCGTGCCGAACAGGACAAACGCCTCGCGCTTGAGCAGCGCTTGGTTAACAGCGAACAAACCCATTACCGAGCCCTGAGCGATGTCCAACGTGATCAAAGTCGCCTGCGCGACCGCCTTGCCACTGCTGATCTGCGCCTGTCAGTCCTATTCGACGCCACCACCGGCGCCGGCAACGGATCGGTGTCAGCCACCACCGCCACCGGCGGCGTGGTTCATGGCCCCACAAGAGCCGAACTTAACCCAGCGCATGCTCAACGAATTATCGGAGTCACCGATGACGGCGACCGGGGGCTGATCGCATTGGCTGCGTGCCAAGGTTATGTCAAAGCGATCACTTTCCAATGAAAAAAGCCGGGTTTCCCCGGCTTCTTCTATCAGGCAAGCAACAGTGGCAGTACCTCTTGAAGCAGACGAACCACCTCAATTGCCAAGATCAACATCAAATGGCTAATGGACATTTTTGCATCCTCTTCGTGATGCTCAGTCACCAAGCCCTTAGTCGCAAGCGACCAAGGGCCATGGCTCACCATCCATGATCTATGCTACTTTTGATTCGCGAGAATCTGTGAAGCCAGCATCATTTCGGTGCCGGATCGGCCTAAGCGTTAACGATCCGTGGTTTTGCAGCGAGGCTGGAGGGTTGCCGCCCTTCAGCTTTTTTTTGCTTTTTTTTCTTACTTTCGTTTTTTCCTTTCATCAAACCGACAGGGGCCGTCGCCGGAATCTCAAATGAGACGTGGCGTTTGGTTCTGTGTGGCTGATGGGAGTGATCTTAGAGCGGGCTTTAAAACTCGTCAATCGCGACCACGGTCCTATGGTGGAAAAACTGAGACACTAAAAAAAACGTTTTTTTATATGTTTTTGTTTCTCTCTGAAATGTCTGGAGGCCTTGATTTGTAAGGGTTTTGAAGGTTTTCATTGTTGTTTTTTTTGCTGTTTTAGAACAGCTCATTAAAACCCTAATTTAATAATGTAGAACCGCCTTTAATCTCTGTTTGTGTTTGTGCTTACACTACTGAGTTTGATATCTAAAAGGTGGGATGGCCGGTCGTCGGATTTATTGTTGGGGTATTTGTGTTGATCTGGTGTTTTAAATAACGCGGAATGTTTGTCTATACAGCTTAGTTTGTTTTTTATGTAGATGTTGAAATCTCGTGATCCGCTGCAGCCCACGTCATCCGTGGCTTGTAGCGTAATTGGCTTTCGCTAGATATACCCCTAAGACATTCTCAATCATCCAGAAAATTAAAAAGCTTGCACAAATGCATTTTTTAGACCAAAATCGCCTCAAAGACCTACCTTTGGTCATTTTCTATACCATACGCAATCCCACGTTCTTGGGACCCCTAGCGCTAGCTTTGTCCAAAGCGTGTATTTTCTAATACACTCCTCGTATCCAGATTCTTCAAGTCCCTCCTCTTCGTAAAAAAAATATTTTTTTTTGAAAAAAAACCGCTCTGAATCGATTTTTTGCTTCGTCTCCGCGTCCTCCAGCGTTGGACGATGAGCTCTGCTGGCCTGAGTGGGGGGCGAATTGCTCGTCTGAAGGGTATGCATCGTTTGCCGGACAGTCTCCAAGTTGCGGGTGCAGAGCGCGAGGTGGAAGAGGGAGCTCTTATCTGATGTGGTAATGCTCACGCTTAGGTACCCCCGTCGGTCTGATATTTCCTGCAAAAATTGACCGGAAGGCTTTCAAAAAGTTAACTGTACATTTGTACAGTGTTGGAAGTCGTGAGTCATGAGTTACTCAATTCTAGGTCCCATCAGTGAGGGCGGTTCGAAGGTGCCGCTATGTCTCTTCCGAGTCCCGGCCGGCTTTCCCTCGCCGGCTGCGGATCACATTGAAGCGCAGATATCGCTAGATGAGGTGCTGAACATTCGTGCGCCACACGTCTACCTGGTGTCACTCGCTGGTGAAAGCATGCAGGGCGCGGGGATCTATGAGGGAGACTTGGCCATAGTCGATCGATCAATTGAGCCCGCCCACGGCCACATCGTCATTGCGCTGTTGAACAATGAGCCCGTATGCAAGCGCCTATGCCTTCGCGGTAGGGAGGTCATCCTGATGTCGGAAAACCCCAAGTACCCGCCACGGTACGTCCTTGAGGGTGACGAGCTGTCGATTTGGGGGGTGATCACCAGCAGCGTGCGCAGCCATGTCTAACGAGCGGCCGGTATTCGGCCTGATCGATTGCAACAGCTTCTATGCCAGCTGCGAGCGCGTGTTTCGCCCTGACCTCGCCAAGGTGCCTATCGTGGTGCTGTCGAACAACGACGGCTGCGTCATTGCCCGCAGCTACGACGCAAAGCCCTACGTGAAAATGGGCGAGCCGTACTTCCAGATCAAGCACAAACTCAAGCAGCATGGCATCGTCCCGTTTTCCTCGAACTATGCGCTTTACGGTGACATGAGTGAGCGTGTCATGACACTGATCGAGTCGATGGTACCCGCCGTTGAGGTCTACAGCATCGACGAAGCCTTCGTCGACCTCACCGGCATTAATGACCTGGACTCGCTCGGCCGCAAGATCCGCAGCCAAGTGCTGCGCTGCACGGGCATCCCGGTCGGTGTCGGCATCGCGCATACCAAGACCCTAGCCAAGCTGGCCAACCACACCGCCAAACGCTTGCAGGCGCAAACCGGTGGCGTTGTGAACATCTGCGACCCAATCAAGCGCGACTGGGTGCTGCGTAATACGGACGTAGCGGAGGTGTGGGGAGTAGGCCGGCGCATGAAAATGCACTTGGATGGCATGGGGATCAAGACCGCAATGGATCTGGCCAAGGCCGACCCGTGGACGTTGAGAAAAAACTTCAGCGTGGTGATCGAGAAAACTGCCCGGGAATTGGCCGGCACGCCGTGCCTGGAGCTGGATGAGCCGGATCCGCCAAAGCAGGAGATCTGCTGCAGCCGGATGTTCGGTAAAAGGCTGAAGGAGCTGACCCCAATCAAGGAAGCGGTGGCGACTTACATGATGCGGGCATCGGAAAAGCTCCGGGCACAAAATTCGCTGTGCAAGAAGATTCGGGTCAGCATCCGCACCGGAATGTTCAACCCCGATGAGGCTAAATATGCGAATGGTGTCGTGGTGGATCTGCCTTACCCAACTGATGACGTTCGGCTTTTGACCACTGCAGCCGTCAATGCACTAGATCGTGTATTTCGTCCTGATTTCAGTTACAGCAAAGCGGAAGTCATCCTACTGAATCTATGCCAACCAGGTGAATACACAGACGATCTGTTCGCCACTTCTCAGCCTACTGAGGCGACGAGAGTGATGGCGGTGCTGGACGAAATCAATGGCCGGTGGGGGAGGGGGACGCTCCGGGCTGCGAGTGTGCCGAGCAATCCAGATTGGGGCATGCGACGGGAAATGATGAGCCAAAGCTATACCACGCGCTTGGACCAGTTGTGGACAGTTAACTGTCGATAATTGGCGTGCGCTTTGGGCTGCTGTCGAACGAATACGTGATTAAGTGTTTGCCATGGCCGCCTATGTGTTGAACGTTCGAATCTCTCCTTCACCGCCACATTCAGTAAACGCAATCCCCTGATTTTCCTAGAGAAAGTCGGGGGGTTGTGGTTTTTGGCATGCGAAAAAAGGCCATATGGGACTGAGATGGGACTGGGGCGCTATTTTGGTGCAAAAATGGCCATCACCGAATGGGTGGCTGACCTTCGCAAGCGATTCGATGAGCTAGGCTTCTGCGGACCGAACTCCAAGGAAGGCTGCTATGCCAAATAACTCAGATTCCAACATTGCCACTGCAGATGCACTCACATTACTACTGCACAATCAGCATGCGCTTGGGGCGGCGATAGAGGAGGTCACCAAGTGGCTTTCGGAAAATGGCGTAGGGACAGTTGCAGAGAACGCGGTCGGGGCCATGGAAACTCTGGATGAAAACGCGAAAGCGATTACAGAAGCGATCACGCGACTCCGTCGGCTTTAGGGAGTCGTCTTGATAGGCTGCAATCGGCCAAAAGCAGCCGGTGGATAGGTGAATGCAACGGCTCTTACCGTCTCACCTCCAAAGGTGACCGATAAAATATCCTGCCTTGGCCTAAAGATCATTCAGATTGAGATTGCTGTTGCACAGTGCTACAAGATCAGATGAAAGACTGAGATTTAGGTCCAGCGCATTTGCGAAGCATGCAGGCAGTACGTTTGGTCTCAATGATCTACTGCGGTATACACCAATTGAATTTGATAAATCCAAGGAAAGTACATGGATCATGACACGCTAGTAAACCATATACGCGGATTGAGCAAAGTTCTTTTTGATGCGGCCTGCCATATAGTGCTTAAAGAATACTTTAGAATTAACGCCATCAATGTTGATGGTTCAAATGACGGAGGCGCAGATTTTATACGCGTGGGTAGCGATGGAGCGCGAAGCGATGCCATTTACCAGATCACTACACAAAAAGAAAAAATCCCCGAAAAGCTTGGGAACGATATTGGAAAAGCAATTGAAAAACTTTCCGCCAAGAGATTTTATTTTTTTACTACGTTAAATATTAGTGAAACCGTATCTCGAAAATACGAGTTAAAATACTCACAGGAATTAGAGATACCTGTTTCATTTTTTAGCGCAAGACATGTTGCGGAGTTCCTGCTCGATGGAAATCTTTTAAATCGTTTCTTGGATGCAGTAAACTACCCTCTTCCTAGGTCATTCGATGGGACGGCTGACTACAAAGAAATGGCGCTTCACAGCTATACTATAATGTCTGATGACGCAAAAGTCATGCGAGATGGAGTATACGACGACACAATCCTCTTCGTCTTATCTGATAGCGGAGAGCTTGAGCAAGGCGAGTTGGTTGCGCGGGTTTTGGAATTTCTTAACATAAAGTCCGACAAGGAAGAGTATCTAAAAAACCGCATTGGTGCTTTGTTTTCCAAACAATCTATTCAACGCGCTGAGTCGGGCGCCGTCGCTCTATCCTCAGGCTCGATGCAAGATATTCAATCACGGAAAAGGATATACGAACAAGAACTAAGTGATCTTGCAGCCGTACAGATTGACATCATGCGAAAAGATTTCAAAGTCGACTGGAGTATCGCCGAGTCAAAAGAAATTAGCATTTATATCGCCGACGCTTACATTGGTCAACAAATGGAACTCTTAGACGATATAAAAGCCAAAATCTCCGTTGAACCTATTCTGAACCAGCGTGATCGCGATCAAAATACTATACGAGACTATATCCGCGACAGATCTGGCCTATCCAAAGGAAGAGCGGCCAATGCCGCCACGGCACTATTACACAGTGCATCAAATCATCCGCTTATCATAAAATTAGCTAGAGCATCTGTATATGTGGCTCTTGAGGGGCGAAGTGCAGTAGCTTCAGCAAAAGCTCTTGGTGCAAGCAGATGGAGCGATTTTAATATATTAATCGAGCCGTCGGTAGCAATCCACTGGATATGTTCTCGCTTGTATGATGGTGATGTAAACGGCTTTTTCAGTATCAGCAAAAAGTCAGTAGAGCGATCAATTAGCTTAAGCGCATCTGCATTTATACCGTACTTTTACATCAACGAATGCGCATCACATCTATTGTGGGCAAGAAAATACTCTTCATTGGAGGATGTTGCTACCCCAGAAGAACTTCAATATTCAAGAAATGCATTCATCGCAAACTATTATGCGCTAAAAGCTCAGGGCGTTAGGGTCCCTAATACGATACTTGAATATCTAAAAACCTTTAGCTCTGCTGTTCTAATTGAGCGTTCTAGCAGGAAGGATTGGGTCCGAGCAGTCATGATCGATATCCAGTCAATACTTAGCAAGTCAGGGGTTCAGTTTATTGAAGTGCCATTTTATAAACCCGAGGATTGTGTCAGCTTTGAACGTGAGTACACGCACTATCTAACTTCGCGTAACCAATCAAAATCCCGGCACCTTATGGATCACGACGTGTGGGCATTGCAATTCACGCACAATGAAGTCATAAACGAAAATAAGCATTGGGCGGTCTTGACATTTGATAATGCCATGGTAAGGGTCGCCGCAGGCGCCAGCCATGCAGGATGGGTTGTGACCCCATATAAATTCCTTGATATTACGGCATCATCTCAGTCGTTGTCAGACACTCAATATGTGTCTCTCGTTCACAGTTTGGCCGTATCAAGTGCAAAAACACTCTCTGTTGCGGCGAGAATAATTGATAGGGTGGTGAGCTATGCGTCCGATCAGTTGCAGAACTGGGAGTTCAAAAATGACTTTGAGAATTTCAAGAAAAATTTGATATCCGAGCTTGATGATAATGATACCCCCGGCGAAGATGAAGAGTTGGAGGTAAACGCCAAGGTCGACGAGTTCTTGCTTGCTAAAGGGATCGATATTTCGAAAGATGAAGAATGAGCCCTTGAATCGTAATTATTCGACACATCCGACTGACAGCTTTGAGTCGTAAACGGACATTCACGAATGACTGATTTTGGCCGATAGCGGCCTTTGACGCCTGATACACGGAATTCCGGCCTATGTTCAATCGGCCTCCACATCTGAGCCAGGTGTGGAGGCCTTTTTTTGCGGCCTTGGAAACCAGTCCCTTCAAGGCTGGTCTACCATTCCTGGTCGGTCTGGTTAGAAGTGCCGGCCGCTCCCCACTGCGAGTACCTTAGAGGCGGTTAGCTTTAGGGCAAATTTAGGGCATATCGCAGGCCGGAGTAGGCCGCGACATGCCGGCCGCTAACTGGCAGGCGCCAAATTCAGCGGCCTGAACCGACCGAGGAGGATGCAAGCAGGGGTTCAAATCCTTATCTTTATAACTTTCCAGTGGGCGTATTCGCCCTATAGTGGCCGCTCAGCAGCGACTAAACAGCCGCTCGACGCCCTCCTAATAAGTCAGCGATTCTCTGAAGCGCAAACCTCAAGCGCGATAGGATCTAGGGCCGCGTTATCAGGTATCTGCCCTCAATAGTGAACCCACAAGAGCGAACTGAGCGGCGGAGCGACAGAACGATTTTGAGTTGCTCATCCAGTACTAGAGCTTCTGACTGAATTGTCAGCGGCCATGGCTTGTGTCCCAAGCTCTCGAAGAACCCCCCTAAAAACTTCGCTAAGGTCTCGTCCGATAGCTTCTGATGGAACAGTGCGTTGGATAGCTGGACAGTGACTTCGAACTCGTCCGCAATCGCTTGCACAAGCCGGACACGCGTTACCCGCGCTTTCAATTTGGCGAGTTGTTCGCGGTCTATACAAGTGTTTATTGAGATAGGAGTAGGGTGGAATTCTCGCGAGTGTTCGCCATCTTCCAGCGTCATCGCCAGAAACGCTACAGCCTCCCAGCCTTCATCAAGCTTATCGATGATTGCAGCGTAAGCATCAAACGACTTTCGATCTTCTGGTTTAGGCATAATGTCGCGATGGGCGGTGAGCTCGCTAAAGCAAACCTCAAATGACCCGTTGGAGGGCCTGACCTTGAATCTCCAGTTCAAGGAGTGTGCTTTGGATATCGTATGCACCACCGTTATGGATTTTTCTCGTCGCTCGTACTCTACGTCACTGCCAGTAGTTACGAGGATGAAAGCATGCGTATTCAAACGGTCTTTCATGATGGAGCCGTCTTTTGGGTTGCGCGCGCTGAACTGAACACCGGTAGCCGCATGCCCTATGCTGGTCATGGGAGGTTGTGGTTCTCGGTAAGTCTCGAACTGTGCATCCCATGAGGCAACCACATCGCGCCAGAGCTGGTCGCTCGCACCCGAATGACGAAGCTCGGTGGTGATGATTTCACGGATAGTCTGACTTAATCGCGGAGTGAGCGCAGCCTCGAATGGTGGTGTTGGTAGGTCTAGTTCTGTGATAGACAGTGCATTCTCGATTTTCCGATAGAGAGCATTTACCTCGGTTTTAATCTTGTCTTTATCTAAGTCCGGCATGTGCGCCCGAACAATTTCATCCACGCGCTGGACCCCTACCCTGGCTGTCAGATATCCGAAAGTTGGCGATTCAATCGTTAATCCGTGCGTGAAGACTCGGACACGTTTCATTGCCAATAGCTGCTCAGGGGGATAATTGAATTGAAATTGATCTACCTGCACCGCGTGTGTCGGGCACAGCCACACACCGTTAGTTTCGGCTGCCTTTTCCTCATCAGATAACTCTTGGCCGGGCCTCGGCCCATTTGGTGACGCAGCATAGATATGAGCTGCGACACCGGCTCCTTTCAATACAATCGTTCCGTTTTCCAGAACGGCTGGGCCCGTGGAGGGATAAAGGCATTCGGGAAACGAGCACATGTGACCGGCCGTACCGGCAAGGATGTTACGTGTCTTCTTGGAGAAGTTGACTCTGCGTGATACTGACATCCGTTATTAGCTCACAGCTGGTTCGTTATTTGATCGGATTGACCAGTTGCTTGCATTCGATCTGGCCGAAGTGGAGCCTACCAAGGGAGTCCGAATTGTTTCCAGTTCTGCTGAAAGAGGAGGGGGGCTAAAACTTTCGTTCTAGACTGCCCATTTGTGGCCTAAAGCCTATAGCGGAAATGTGAACACACCCCGAATGACCTGGAATCAACAAAGCGATACGAATCTAACCGGCATTCTTTCCCTTCAGCTTGGCCAATCCCTGCTTGATATGCCCTGCATTCTCACCAATCGCCCACAAGGCCCCACGAACGTTGTCTCCAATCTCGCTCAGACCTTGCTTGTCAGTATGGAGTGTCAGCTCCATAAGGGCGGCCTCCAGCGCTAGCTAATTCTCGTACATCCTTTCCAGCAAATCCTGTAACGAATACTCCTCTGACATGGCGTCGACTCCTTTCGAGAAAAAGAACAAGCATAGTACCGGTAGTGCCTTTGGTGAGCAGTAATGGCGGCATGCTTAAAAATTGCTACAAGTCGATGTGATTTCGAGGTTTTAGTCCGTCAAACCGGGAGCCAGATTGGCTACTAGGTCCAATCCATCATCGGAGTGACGGGCAGCGCTTGAAAGAGGAACGCAGTGCTCTTTGTACAGTTTTGAATCGATCACCTTGCTCTTAGAGTTTTTCCAAACAGAAAAAACACGTTTGTTTAAATGAAGCCTGTTCCTGCAGTCCTAAGCCTACACTCCCTTGCGCCTCCCCCTACACCTAAGACAGAATCCCCCGGCTTGTGCCTCTAGCCCGCAGGTTCTATCGTCCCCACATCACTGAAACCCAGTGATCGGGTTTGGTAGCCCGCTTCGTGTCTAGATGCATCGCATCACCAATTTCAGTCGCTTTTCCAGGACTCGGATTTCATGGTGGTCATGCGTGGGGCCCATTCGTGGGCGCCGGGTTCTAGTGCGACCGGTCTACCAACCCGCGTATGGCCGCCACCCATCGTTTGGTAGCGTGGGTGATGGCTCCTTTTAGTAATCGCGCTAGAGGTTCCATCTATGTTCAAAGTAACGCCCAACCCACCAGAAACCGATCCCGCATCCCCCTACGATTCCCTCAACCCCAAAAAACTCCACGAAGCCGCCGAGCGCGCGCTCGATCACTACCTCCTTCCCGCCGGCCACATCATGGCCAGCGTCAACGAGCCCGAGCGCATGTACCTCGCCAACCCCAAGTACGACTCGGAATCCCTGCTGGCCAATGCCAGTGAAACGCTGAGTTCCGCCTCGGAAATGCTCAACAACTTTGCCGCAGTGCTCGACCCCTCGCACCGCAAAACCGCGCTGGGCATTGCGCAGGTGGTGATGTTGGGCGAGTTGGCGGTGAATCAGGCGTTGGATAACGTAGAGGTGAAGGCGTAATGCCTGTCCCGCCATGGGCGGGTGAAATGCTCGTTCACTGATAACAAAAAGCCGTCACTTCCAGGTGACGGCTTTCGCTTGCAGCTCTATCCAAACAGACCCGCCGACTCAACCGCAGATTTCGGCTTCCTCAACCGCGTCAACTGGTAAGCAATCCCCAACCAGACAAACCACCCCGGCATGACCATCAGCGCAATCCGCGTATCAGGCCTCAACGCCAGCAGACACAGCACAAACCCCAAAAACGCCAGCGAGAACCAAGCCATCGGCACGCCGCCGGGCATCTTGTAAGCCGACTTCGCATGCAGATCCGGACGTTTTTTGCGGTAGGCGATGTAAGACGCGAGGATGGTCGACCAGGTGAAGATCACCAGAATCGCTGACACGGTGGAGACGATGGTGAACGCGGTCATGACTTCCGGCACGATGAACAGCACCAGCACGCCGACCAGCATCAATAGCGTGGTAAACGCCAGACTCAGCAGCGGCACGCTGTTGCTCGACAGTCGGCGGAATAGGCCGGGGGCGTTGTCCTGGTTGGCCAGTCCGAACAGCATGCGGCTTGATGAGAACACGCCGCTGTTGGCCGAGGAGGCGGCTGAGGTCAGGACCACGAAGTTGACGATGCCGGCCGCTGCGGGAAATCCGGCGACGAGGAACAGTTCGACAAACGGGCTCTTGACCGGGGAGACCTGTTGCCACGAGGTCACGGCGATAATGCAGGTCAGCGCGAGGACGTAGAACAGGATGATCCGCAGCGGAATCGAGTTGATTGCTTTGGGCAGGGTTTTCTCCGGCGAGCGGGTTTCGGCGGCGGCGGTGCCGATCAGTTCGGTGCCGGCGAAGGAGAAGATCGCCATTTGAAATCCGGCGAAGAAGCCGAACAAGCCGTTGGGGAACGCTGCCTGTTTGTCCACCAGGTGACTCAGGGACGCGGTGACGCCACTGGGCGAGACGAAGGAGCTGGCGATCAGTACGGTGCTGACGCCGATCAGGGTCACGACGGCAATGATCTTGATGATCGCGAACCAGAATTCCACTTCACCGAACACCCTGACGGTCAGCACGTTTAGCGCGAACAGCGTCGCCAGCATGCCGACGGCGGGTATCCACGCCGGTACGTCGGGAAACCAGTACTGGAAGAAGCCGCCGACCACGACGGCGTCGCCGATCACCGCGACGCTCCAGCTCAGCCAGTACGACCAGCCGAGGAAGAATGCCGCGCGCGGGCCGAGGTAGGCGCCGGCGAAGTCGGCGAAGGTTTTGAAGTTGAGGTTGGACAGGAGCATTTCGCCCATGGCGCGCATGACGAAAAACACGAACAGGCCGATGATCATGTAGATGAGGATGATCGACGTCCCGGAGAGGGCGATGATCTTTCCGGAGCCCATGAACAGGCCGGTACCGATGGCACCGCCCATGGCCATTAACTGGATGTGACGATTGCTGAGCGTGCGCTGCAGCGCGGGCTGTTCAGGCAGCCCGGAAGGGGTCGATTTCAT